ACATGGAAACAGACTTCTCTGCATACCACTCGATGAGACTTATGAACGGATTTGTCCTACCTTAACTCATGTATAGTACTAAAGTTTTGTGTAGTATGATGTTGCCGGATAATTTTTCCCCGTCTGGCAGGGCCTTACTTCCGGTCGGTCTGTATCCCTGCTTCTAAGGCACGTCGTGGGCTTTTAATATGGCCGGCAATGGTGTTACATGGCATAAAATCGGGCCTTGTAACGTGCCTTAAAATGCGTCTAAAATCAATGGGGCATAAACACAATACAAGCACAAAAAAAAGCCGGTCAATATTATTTGACCGGCTCTTGTGTGTGATGATATTAAATTTAATTTATGGTTAGTGTATCGATTGACCAATACTCATTCAAATCAGAATTTTCTGATTGGAAGACAATCATTGCCAATCGGCACTTCTCTCTATCCGCAAATAATCCCGAGGCATGATAATCTTCCCCACCAATACCAACATGAGTAAATTGATAAACTTCTTTTCCTCTTAATGTGTCCATGGTTCCTCTCTTTACCTTAAAAATGTTGGAAATGTGAAATTCTTTTGTTCTGTCATGTTTCCGTTTAAGTCTGAAATAATCCCATTGAATGAAACCATTGCAGTGTTAAAATGTGTGCTTACTGCAATTGAATCTAGAAGTAGTCTGTCAATGTCATTTTCTTGTAAAATTAATGCTCTCTGTTCCTCCGCTTGTGTGCTGATAAAGTAAACTTCTTCTATGGTGAGGTGTGATAGCAAAAACTCATTCTTTTTTAATCGATATCCGTCTACACTGATATCAACCAGCCGATCAAATTTTACTTGACACTTGTCAAATCTTTCTTGCAAAAACTTTTTTTCTTTTTTGTTCATGTTAAACACTCCATTCTATTTATTTTAAGACCTTGTATAATCCCACCGTTACCGATGGGAAAATATAAGACATTAAAATTATACGGTTGGAAACTTGTATTTGTCTTCATTTGGTAGAGCTTTTTGAATCTTTGCATTATTTTCTATAAAGAATTTAGCCTTTAACCTTTGTTCCTGGTTATCAAACATATTCATTAACGCTCTCAATTTTTGTGCTGTTAGCTTCATGTCAGCAATCCCGTCACCGCCAAGACAAATATAAACATATTCTTTTTTATTTGCCGCATTTGTCTTCTTTTGCACTCCTTGCACGGTAAAAGATGCAATCCCTTTTTCCTTTTCGGGTATTGCTTCAAAGGTGAAACCCAATTCTTCAAGTTCTTCAATGCTTTTTTTGTCTGTATTCATGCGGTACGCTCCATTGATATTTTTTTTGTTCCGGTTTTGCCGGCTTTCAAAAACAAGGTACCCAAAAAAATTCAAATCGTAAAAACAGGATTGCCACAAAAATCAGAGGAAAGAGAAGAAAAAAGATCTGTATCTCAAAATAAAACCGGGAGATTGGACCAGATCGGCCGTAATCGGCTGTAATCGGAATAAAGCGGATAAAACCGCATTTTTTTTAAAAAAGATTAACTTTTTTTCTCACAGTATACCCCTTCAAACCTAAACAAATAGCCTTGAATGTGTATTGATGTCGGTGGTTAGTCTATTGTCTTGTCTATACTCATTACCCTTTCTATGCTTTTACCATCTCTATGCCTCTCTCTACCTGGTCACGCATATCTATGCCTCTCTCTACCTGGTCACGCATAAAAAGGTTTAGTCCAGTTATTTCACGCTGAAAGACCAGTAGTCTTATCATATATCGTAAAGGGGGGGGGTATGTTTGTTATATAAGAGTGTGGGGGGGGGTATTAAGCGGAATGACGTGCCTGTATTATTTTTCTAATTTCTTGGGGTGTGGGAATAGATATTATTATTTGTGGTTTGGAGGAGAGGTTCCCCCGGGAGCCCTTGGAAGGAGGAAAGCGAAGAGTGATGGGGATAGTGAGGAAGAAGGTGTGGTGGACTCTCAGGGGAATTGGTTAAAAGTTAGTGGATGGGTGGATAGTGGTGGAGGGGCGGGATAAAGTCAAGGTGGAATGGTGAGGTATGGGAAAAAATTTCGTCGATTGCCTTCGGCAAGAAATAGTGTTGACGGGTGCGGTGGGGGTGATACGGTTCGAGAAGGTTAAAGGAGGTGTGATATGGAAGTATTTAGGTGTCCGTGTGGGTTCGAGGACCATCTGTTTCAGATAGACAAAAAGATCGGGACCTTCAAGTGTATATCGTGCGGTACCGAGTTTGTATGGACAAGCAAGGGGATACTACAAAAGGAAGGTGGCAAATGGGTCAGAACAAAATGAGTCTTTTCGGTCTTGCGAAGATGGTTCACTTGGGCAATCCGGCCCCGGCAAGGGAAGCTGTTCAGGTTTATTACGTTTCCCCGGAGGTTGTTGAGACTGAAGATGGCTTTGAAGTAGGAGTGGGGGTATTCCATCGTGAATCTACCGGCCATTGAGGTTGCCTTCTGTGACTCTTGCGGGATAACAACCATGCAGAACGCCATAGGAAGTGTCGATGGAGTATATTACCGGTGTCAAAACTGTGGAACACTTAGGATTTATTTGAGTGCGGACAGGTTCTCGGAGTCGGATGTTAATGTGATATTAGAAAATGCTTACAATATGGGGGATGCACGATGGGAATAATAAAAATTTTCAGAAGTCTTCGGAAATGGGTATGGGCTTGGGAAATGGAAGCAGATGATTGTACCTGTGGAAAGAAAATGAGAGTGGTGTTCTCTGATAAGGATGTCACTATCTATGCCTGCAGGTGCGGTAAAGCGAAAAAGGCGTGGTCAAGTGGGGTTACCCAGTGGGGAAGTTAAAAAAGGTGGACAGAACATGGTTGATATAGGTACTCTTTACGAGAAAGCTAAGGAAGAGCGTGTCGATCTGTTTATTGACATACTCCCGGAGAGAAAAGCTGTTAATGTAAAGGTCTTTCTGGGAAGTAAAAACTTTGGAAGAGCCGTTTCTTTGGAACATCTACATGATTCCGGCGGGGAAGCCCTTCTTGAGGCTTTCGATTACTGTTTAAGGAGAGTTCAAAATGGCAGATGTTATTCAGGCTGTGTTAATATTGGCGGTGATTAGTTCATTCATCGTATTCGGAGCAACAAAAACCCTTATCAAGGCGTTCAACATAGAAAAGGTACCGGTACTTCTTACCTTGGGACTCGTCTATCTGACGGGGATCGTCTCATCTTTCGTCTACTGGAATGATTTTGTCCTGTGGCGGGTGGTAATCAACGGAATTATCGTCGGATGCGTGGCTGTCGGGCTGTATGAATCGTCCGTAAAGGCTATTTTAAGCGTAGTGCCGGGGATTGTAGAGAGGATTGTGGGTGCTGGCCCGTCAAAGCCGAATAAAAGCCCTGAGAGTGGCGAAGGAGAGGCGAAATGAATTGGAGCAAAAAAGAAATGGGGAACCAGTACGGCCATTCAGCAGTCGCACGTATTATTGTAGTAATCCTGTTGCTCGTGACTTGGCTGATAGTAGGGATGCCATGCTTCTTCCGGCAATTCTTTTGGATCGCCTTGATAATTCAGGGAACTGTGGGAACTACAGCTTTCCTTATCGAACTGATCCAGTTTATTTTCTTTGATAACTTCGATGCGAAGCTCCCTGACCGGATAAGGGACTGGTCTTTCTATGTTATCGAGTCAGCCTTCACTCTTACCGTGTTTTATTACGGAATACAAGTGGGGTTGCATGCAATTAGATAGGCCTGCGGATCCACTCCTCGTTTCTCTTGGTATTCATTCGGATACTTTTCTCCTCAACTATGATATGATAGAGCAGGAGATCATGGAGTACCGGCAGAGCGGGGAAGATCACCTTGCAAATGATATCATTGCCGATGTGGGTCCAGAGGATTTCTTCTTCTTCTGTTATTACGTTCTTGATATCCCGGTAAAGGACCCCTTCCTTCTTGCTCGATGTAACGAAATAACGATTTCCGGTCTGAACAATACCTTGTCCCTGTGGGCAAGAGAGCACTTCAAGTCAACTCTTATCACCTATGCCCACTCGATATGGATATTGGTGAAGAACCCGCAAGAGAGAGTCTGTATATTTTCCCATACCCGGGCAATTGCTCAAGACTTTCTGAGGAGAATCAAGGTAACTCTTGAGGAAAACGAAACCTTAAAGTCTGCGTGGCCTAACATTTTTTATGAAAAACCAAAGAATCAGAGCCCGAGTTGGTCTATCGGGAAAGGTCTCACTGTTAAGAGAAAAGGATCCTTTCAAGAAGCATCAGTTGAAGCATGGGGATTGATTGACGGTCAACCTATAGGTAAACATTTTACTTGGAGAAAGTACGATGACTTTGTAACTGAGAAGGCAGTGGCTACCCCGGGGCAACTTAGAAAGGCAATAAGCCAGTATCGGCTCTCCGATAACCTTGGAACCCGCTTTGGATCGAAGTGTATGCTCGGGACACGGTACTCTCACAAGGATGCCTACGGAGATATAATGAAGAACCTGAAGTGGATTCTTCTGTGCTTCCCTGCCGAGATTGAAGTATGTGAAAAGAAAAGCAAGATCACTCGGAAAAAATACCAACCAAGGCTCGGGGGGCTCCCTATTTTTATGACCAGAGAGGAGCTCGATGAGAAGTTTGCTGAACAGGGTGAGCAAGTTTATTCCGCTCAAAACCTCCTGAACCCTGTTGCGGCTAAAGATAAGCGGTTTCAGTTGGATTGGATCAGGTATTACAATGAAGAAGTAATGGAGAGACAGATCCTTAACAGGTACTTGATTGTGGATAAGGCCGCCAAGGGATCTCGGCAGAGCTCATACACCAATGACCCAACCGCCATGGTTGTTGTCGGAGTGGATAGCAAGAGGCAAATATGGGTACTCGATATAGTTCGTGACCGTCTTGGTCTCTCAGAAAAATGGGATGCCATGGTCAGGCTTATTCAGAAGTGGGACCTTGAAGTCGTTTATTATGAGAGGTTCGGTGCCGTTGAAGATAAAGAATACTATGAAGAACGGATGGAAAGGGAAGGGATCTATTTCTCCATTGTCGAGTTCGGTACGACGGAAAGTAAAATCCAAAGAATATTCAGGCTTGTCCCTCCTTTCCAAGCAAAGAAGTTTCTCTTCCCAAGGTACCGGGGCTATCAAGATGTTGAAGGAATCCCGCATAATCTGGTTGAAGAGTTCATCAATGACGAATACCTTGAGTTTCCTTTTAGTACGCATGACGACGTGATGGATGCTTTGTCGGCAACTCAGCTTGCTTCTGTCGTATTAACTTACCCGACGATATCAGCAGAAGAGAAAGAGTCTGGTTTTAAAAGAATGAATCCACTCGATTCAAATGTATCCAGTGCAGGATCACATGTTGGATGGATGGGGCAATAAGGAGAATAAAATGGAATCAAGCACCAAGTTTAAGGCAGTGGGATCTCAGCCCACCCCGCCAGATCAACTGGCAGGGGAAACCATGAGACAGTTCGAAGAGACCTTGACGGCTTGGACTCCCGCTCTTGAAGAGTGGAAGACCGATCAAGAAATGGTCATGGGAAAACAGTGGGACGATGCTATAAAGGCAAACCTTGAAAGCGTCAATGCTCCCGCCATGTCTTTTAATTTTACAGCAAAGAACGTGAACACGGTAACCGGAGCACAGAGACAGAACCGATCCACCATCAAAGCTTTTCCGATTGAAGGCGGTGACGAGCTTCTCTCTGAAGTGCTTTCCCGGGCGATCAAGTGGGTTTTAGACCGGAGATCCTCTGAAATGATTATCTCAGATGGGTTTAAGGATACTGTCATTAATGGACTCGGGTGGTTGGAGTGCAGGATTGACACCCTCGAAGACCCTACCGGGCAAGTTGTCATTGATCATCCTTCCATGTTTGAGATACTGAGGGACCCTTCTGCCAATAAGAAAGACAATTCTGACACCAATTTTATCTTCCGGTATAAAGATGTCGCACGCTCAACTCTGATTGCAATGCACCCCGAACACGCCGAAGCGATCAGAACCAACTCTTCAGAACCTTTAACGATCCGATACAGTCAACGAGCGGATGATCCACAGAAGTCTGCAGATGTTCTTACCGTGGTTGAGCACTGGTATAAAACATACGAGAAGGTTCACTATATCGGTGATGAAGGACGGATAAAGCCGTGGGCTGGGAGCGATGAAGACCTTGAGGAGTTCCTTAACATGAACCCGGATGCTCAGTATAAGGGAACCAGAGATCGAGTCGCCATAAATTTGAGAACCGTTATCGGTGCAAGTATCGTTGCTTATGATGGGCCGAACCCATACGGTATAGATGATTTCCCTTTTGTTCCTATCTTTGGATACTATCACCCTTCGATGGACAAATGGGAGTGGAAGGTCTACGGAGAGGTGAGAGCTCTTAAAGATCTTCAGCGACAGAAGAATAAGACCAGATCTGTTATACAGCAAATGTTTAACGCAATGCCGAAGCAAAGCTTTCAAGTCGAAGAAGGCTCTGTAACCGATACCTCGGAGTATGAGAAGGTAGGTACGGTTGGTAGAGTTCTCACTTATAGACAGGGCCGACAAAGGCCTGTCCCGGTTCAAGCCGCCGAGATCCCAATGTCAATGCTTCAGTTTGATCAGGTGATGAATGAAGAACGGTTGATCATCGGGGCCAATGCAGATTTCCTTGGACAGATCGGGGAGAGGGGCATGTCCGGTATCGGTATGCAGGTCAGGCAAAATCAGGCATTGAAGTCAATGCAGGAGCTCTTCGATAACCTGACAGTAGCTGAAAGACTTCTCGGTAAGACTATAATCAAGTATCTAGCCGTCTGGTTTCCTCTCGAGAAAATGAGAACTATACTCGGGGAAGACTATCCGTTCCCCTCTCCACAGCAGGAGAATCAGCAGGAACAGCAGATCAGTACCATGGAACAAAATCTTGCGGCTGAAATCCAACAGATACAGTCAACCATGGAAGAAGTACACGAGCAGAACCCGGAGAAAGCAGAACAGATGATGACCGAGGTTGACTCGTATGTGAAACAGCAACAACAACAGCTTCAGGAAATGAAGGGTCAACTGGAGATCCAGCGAATTGCCCATGAAGACTTCAAGGAAACCTACCGGAACCTTCCCCATTCCATGCATTATGATACCAAGGTTGATGAGACTGTGAACTCTCCTACCTATCGTCTTGCTTCTTTGGCCATGCTTACCAACTTCGCATCATCAGGCGTTCAAATCCCGCCGGAGATTATGATTGAACTGGCTGATATCCCTCAAAGTATAAAGGATAAGTTTCAGTCTCAGATAGAACAGAACCGTCAGATGTCGGCTCAGGGACAACAGATGGAAATGAGCGAGAAAGCAGAAGACCGGAAGATTCAAACACTATTGGCTATATCCGGTATGGCTGGATCAATGCCCGGCATGGCAAAGACTTTAATTAAATCTATGTATGGAGATATTGAAGAGGATGAGCAAGAGGAAGGCGTTCGAGAAGAAACTCCCGTCTAATTGGGAAGCAAGGGGCCTTGAACTTTCACAGGAAGGAGGAACGGAAACCGAAGTTTATGCAAGCTTCGGTCTTTCTGTGTCTGAACACGAGTCTATCAAAGAAAAAAATCCTCCGTACAAAGAACAGTTTGAGCGGTGGGAGGCCATGTCTGAGGCCTACTATATACGGATATGCAGGGAAAACCTTGACAATAAGGACTTCAATTTCCGTGAATGGGGTATGTGTATGAGAGAGATCTTCGGGTGGGGGGGCGCCCCAAGGAAGCCAAAAGAAAAAAAAGATGTTGACGATACCACCGATGATGACGTACTTAATAGTCAAGAAGCTGAATTAAAGGACAATTTGTCCAGATTCAGAACCCCTATTGGGGAAATAAACCAACCAGAGGCAAACAATGGGTGATCCAGAAAACCAAAACGGCGAAGAAGAAGGTCAGGTAACGCCACCTGTAGACGGCGAAGGCTCTCAGAAGGAATCAACTGTAACTTTAGAGATGCTTCAGGACCAGAATAGAGTATCACAGGAACAAATTGCTGAACTAAGACAAGGAAACGAACTGCTTCAACAGATGGTTATTAATCAGCAAGCAGGCAAGGAAGATTCTCAGCCCTCCTATCAAGACGATTTTTTCGATGAAGAAGAAGACAGGGCTCTCGAGAACAAGATCTCAAAGAAGATCGATCCTATCGTTACCGCCATGGCACAGCAAACCTTGGAAGTGCAAGAGCAGAACATCAGGATAACAAATCCTGACTATGATGAAGTCATCAAGTACACTCAAAAACAGATGACTACAAATGCTGATCTTGCCTACGCAATCAAAGCGTCCAAGAATCCTGCACTCTCTGCCTACAATTTCGGGCTGTCTAATCCTGAACGCCAAGATCAAGACAAAGAAACTATGCGTCAGTCTCTCATGGAAGAAATGAGAACTGGAAAACTTCCGCAAACTCTTGGCAATGCAAACGGCTTGAAGAATATTCCTGACGCCTCGAATGAGGTTAATAAAATCAATCAGGAATCGACAGAATCTTTTCAGAATAGACTTCAAGCTATTCGTAATAGTTAAGTGCCAAGAAGCTCTGCGGTAAATAAAACTAAGGAGCAATTAACATGGCATTAGGTCAAACAAATACATCCGTTCTCGCTCATTTACCCAGAGCGACATACGAACGGAACATGCGGGAGAGAGCTCTACCTTTACTACTTCATGCTCTCTTCGGCCAAAGAAAATCGATAGGACAGAATCAGGGTGATCAGGTAATCTTCACCCGTTTTGAGTCCCTTCCTAAAGGTACTCTGTTGGCAGAGGGTGTAAATCCACAGCCTCAGAGAATAGAGAGATCTTCTGTAACTGCAACTCTTCTTACTTATGGTGCATATGTGGAGATCACTGATGAGGTTGAAACTCAATCTCCGGATAAGGTGCTTCTTGAAGCGTCTGATCTACTCGGTGAGTCTGCGGGTGAGACCATTGACGAAGTTGTAATGGAAGCTCTTCACGCTACAACCAGTATCTATTATGGTGGAGCTCTTGCCGCGGCGACTGTTGATACGACTATTGAGGTCAACACAGCCCCTCTGTCCACTGAGCTTGACGTTATTATACTGGCAATGCAGAACAACAAAGCCAAGTATATTACAGAAATGATTGATGCCTCTACCGGTGTCGGTACGAAGTCTATTGACCCAGCCTTTGTGGGGATTACTTCTCCTGCCGGCGGCAAACTTATTTCTGCTCTTACTGGTTTTACCAAGGCAAAAGACTATGCCAACACAGGTTCACTTCTCCCGGGAGAAATTGGTTCTTACGACAAGGTTCGGGTTTGTGTAACCACTGAAGCAAAAGTCTACACTGCTCTCGGTGCAGGTGCCAAGGATGTTCATACCCTTCTTATTCTTGGCAAGAACGCTTATGGTAACGTAGATCTCTCCGGGAAAGCCATGGAGAATATCGTTCACCCTAAGACCGATGGAACCGGTGGGCCTCTCGACATGTACGGTACTTCTGGTTGGAAAGCCAGAACTACTGCGATTATCCTTAATGACAACTTTATGTACCAGTATCAGTTTACACTGAGCTAAGGAGGAAAATATGAGTGATAAAATTTACACAGAACAGATTACTGTAACTGGGGATCAGGCCACCAACGGTGTCGTGGTCAATGTAGGCTTTGAGCCTAAGTACGTGAAAGTCATCAACGAAACCTCAAGTCTTATCTATGAGTGGGTTGATTCAATGGCCGACACAGAGTTCATAAAGATCTCTGACACTGACACTGACACTGACACTTCGGAAGGTAGCTCACCATCTCCTCCCGCTAACGGAGTACTGTTTGCATCATCTGGTGGTATCACCGGTATTGTTGGAGACAGGGATTCTTATTCCGGTTTCAGTATAGCCGCCGCACTCTGTACTGAAGCCCAAGTTCTTCATGTTCTCGCAATGCGATAACACTGGATAGTAAAATTCAAGGGGGAACCGAAAAGGTTCCCCCTTTAATACTTAAGGAGTATTTATGAAACACCAAGATATCTCAGACAAAGAATCAATTTTAAAAGATCCAAACCTTGATGCGTTTCAGAAGGAGCTCGTGTATGGGACAGTAATGAACCTTGAAAAACAAGGGGATAACATTAGGGTTAATCCGAACGGGAAAAGCTATCTGTTCTTCGATGGCCAGAAGGGTTGGATACCAACTGTCGTTGCAAACATCTTGAACAGTACCGGCTATTGGGTTCCGGTAAAGAAAAAAAATAACCTTGCCAACTTGGATCAAGGGGAAGTTATCAAGAAAGAACATCGAAAGAGATTCTCTTTTATTCCCGGGAACCATGACGGGACCCCGATTGATGACAATGAGGCCGCACTCGTTGACGCTAAAGATGCAGTGAAGGTTGCAACTGAAGTCGCTACTGTTGCCACAAAAAATGCCGAGGAATCAGAGGCATCACGACTTGAGCTTGTAAACGAGAACGCTAAACTTCTAAAGGAATTGGAAGAACTTCGTGGCCAATCCTTCGAGGAAGATATCGAGAAGCAGGATAGTATTCAGACAGAAGAAGTCACTGAAATTCAAGACGGAGAATAGTTATGACATTGGGAGATATATACGGTAGAGTTTGTTTTTTGATGTGGGGTAACAGTAATGTTCCCGTCGCATCACAAACTGCGTTATTGGGCAGTTCGGGGATAATAGCAAACATCCATAAAAAGATACAGAAGAAGTCTAACTTCTGGTTCATGTATCGTTCTGCGATTGTTGAGGCCACTCCTTTTGTTCAATCGTATGATCTCCCGTCAAACTATAAGCAATTCATTCGGGCCTTATGGGATCTCGATGGAGAGGACGGTTTTTCGCTTCCTCTTGTCCCTATAAGAAACGAAGATGCGATTCGAAAATGGACAGCCCCGATAGGACACGAAGAATATCCGGCAAGCATAGAGATTGCCGGATCTTCTCTTGTTTTGTACCCGGAGCCAAACCCTTCTTTCCCTTACGAAACAACTGATGCTGAGTATGATGCGACTGCAACCAGAGATCTTCACGTTATTTATTGGGGATACGAAGGAACTATTCCAGATGATGATGCGGAATACACGATTTATACCGATAATATGACCGTTCACGCTTATGAAGTAATTATCAACATGGTTGTGTCTGAAATCGCTTTCGCTCTTGACGAATACAACAAAGCTTCAGTGTACCAGCAAAAAGGATCAGAGGCTCTTGACGAACTGATGGTCGAGCATGAAAGCAGAATGAGAAAACAATTCTATGTAGCCAAGCAATATCCTTATGGCAGGGAGATATAATGGGAACAAAGGGTGACTCACCGTATAATGATGTGCTCGCTTCTATCTATACTTCGGATAGCCAGACTTTACGTGAATATTTAGATGGGATAATGGAGATAGAAGAAGGATTACGAGGGACCGGAGATTCTACTCTTCAAGACAATGTTGATGCTGAGGAAACCGCAAGAGGATTAGCAGACACAGCATTACAAGATCAAGTTACCCCGAACACTACTCACCGGGGATCAGACGGAAAAGATCATTCCGATGTTGTATTGAATAATACCCACAGAAGTGGAGACGGTTCAGATCATGCAGATGTAGTAGGTAAGCTCAGTAAAGCAACAGCTCATACTGGCATGAGAATTATTTATGATGTCGCTACATTTACTCATGACGTCATAAATAATAACGGAGCAATTAAAATAACCTTGCCAGTAACATGGACGAATACCATGATGATGTTAGAAGTAGATATTTATAACCATTTGGATGATTATAGCG